TAAACTACTGTTGGTATTGCCTAAACATAACAGCAACCAACATAAGATTAGCTTCTTCTACCATGAAGTATTTGGGAGACACATTACCCAACCTTCATTAAGTAGAACTCTAGATTACCTAGAGAATAAACTTGGTCTCGTTAAGATTATTAGCGACAGGTTAGATGCTAGAAAAAAAGAAGTTGAACTAACACCATTAGGTAAAAAGTTTCAACAACACTTAGTAGGTTCTACATCAGTAGCAAAAGATATTGATAAAGATGGAAAGCTAAGAAATGTTGTAATCAATATGCCTATTAGAATGTCTAACGAAAGGAGATAAATATGGACACTCAAATGCTGTTACCTAAAGGGATAACAATGAACAAGACTAAGACTTCCTTTAGAATACAGACAAGAAAAAATGTAATGGTTAATGGTAAGAAAGATAAGTTGAAAGACTTTCGTACTGTTAAAATACATTACCCACCAAATGCTTCGCCTGAACAAAGGTTAAAAACTTTTAATGAAGCATTGGAAGAAGCTAAAAAAGAAAAACTTTTAGCTATCGCACTGTTGTCAAATGGTACAGTTACTAAACAGAACTTAAAAATTATCAGAGCTGTTGGTACACTTAAAACTACTTATGACACTTTGTATGAAGAAAGATGGAAACATAGCGAAACAGGACATGACAGAAATGTAAGAATTTTTGCTGATGATGTGTTTAGTTATTTTCCTTCAGACATACGATTAGATGATATGCAAACACATGAATATTATAATGGGTTTGTTGCACACATGAGAAAGCGTATTATTGAACGAGACGCTAATCACATGGGTCATGTATCAAATCGTACTATCAACAAAAGGCTTGGATTATGTAGAGACATATTTAGATATGGAATTGCTCATGGCTTATTAGACCAGAGTAAACTTCTTAATCCTGACATTAGGTTATCTCACATGGGTTGGGAAAATCTAAAAGTTAAAACTATTAAAAGTAAAATGGCTTTAACTAAATCTGAAGAAAGAATGATTTTAGACTTATGCAGAGACAATGGTTACATTGAATTTGCTAATGCTTTAATCTGGTTAAATGATGTAGGTATGAGACATAGTACTGAGTTCTTAAAGTTTACAATAGACAATGTAGATTTTAAAAGAAATCATGTGCATTTCTACAGACCTAAAACTGATACATGGACTACTATGCCTTTAACACCAAGAGCCAAAGAAGTTGTTTGGAACTTAAAGGATAGAGCAAACATGAGAGAAGATAAAAGGGTGTTTGGACATTTTACTAAGCGTCAGCTTAGAACTATGTTTGATAAACTTAGAGACTTATCAGGTCTTGCACTAATGACACCTTACATAACTAGACATACATTTATGACTAAGTTAGGTAAGAACAAAGAAGTACCTGCAGTTATTGCTAATCTTGCAGGTGTAACTATTGAGACTGCACAAAAGTATTATACGCACTCAAATGATGAGATGCAGGTAAATGCTATTGCAAATCTTAATGGTAACGAAGACGAAGACGAAAACTCTTTAATTGGTCACAATAGTAAGGGATTGATTTAAAGATGTTTATTGCTATAACACCAGAATTGTTTTGGGCGAGTGGTGGAATGGCAGACACGCGAGTCTTAGGAACTCGTTTCTTCGGAAGTGAAGGTTCAAGTCCTTTCTCGCCTACCAAAAACTGCAGTTGGTCAAATAGCAGTCCATTAAGCAAACTTCATGGAAAAGGAAGTTGCACACATTGTTGCACTTGTTGCATTAGTTGCAATGTAATAGAAAAGGAAGGGGTAGTTTATAAGGGATTTCCAAAAGGCATAAGTCTTAGGAAATTCTGCACCCCTTCCTATATATTCACTAGAGCATATAATACAACAATACCAATGTGTTTTTTTAAACATATAATATATTCACTAGTGCATCATTCATGCAACACCATGCAACTAAACTAGCAGGGTGTTACATTCTTAAACTGTGCAACTGATGAAGTAGTGAATAGTAAGGAGAACACTATGGGTACAGAATTGCCTAAGACCAACGCTAATAGCAGTGTTGAAGAAAAGAGCCTGTTGCAACAGCAACTTGAAGAACTAGTCAAAGTGGGTGTTGGTGGTAAATTTAGAAACCAAAACACTGAAGACTATGTAAAGAAAATAGAAGAAGAAATAGCTTTTGAAGAAGCTATGATAAGAGGTGGTATTACTAGGTATCAAAAGCTGATTAAAGATGCAGTTGTTGATAGTCAAGAAAGTACGACTTTATATGGCATAGTCCTACAACAGAAATATATCACTGAGTTATCTAAGCTAATTAACAAGGAAGTTGAAAGTATGACTTCTGGTGTTGCAGGTAACAGGCAAACAGCACTTAAATTGATGTGCCAATGTCTGCCAAAATCAGCATTTATTAATGAGGAGTTTATTCATAACAATCCTAATGTTTGGGACACTGTAAGCCTTATTGCATTGAAGAATGTAATTGATGGTATTTCAGCAGAAACCACACTTAATAAATTAGCTATAAAACTAGGTACAGCTTTGATGTTAGAAGCTAAAATTACCATCTTCAAAGATGAGGAGAAGGATAAATACAATCAAGTAGCCAAGAGACTAACTGGTAAAAACATGCCACAGAACGCAAATAGATACCTCTACAAGCGTAAGGTTTGGACTTATTGTATGAACAAGCACAATCTGCAATTTGATGATTGGAGTAAAGAAAGCCAATTACATCTTGGTGTTAAGATTGTTTCGTTATGTGAACAACTAGGATTAGTTAGACATCAAAATAGGAAGACAAATAAGATTAAAACTATTTGTTATGTTGAAGCTACACCTAAGATTGTAGAGGAGATTAAGAACTTCAATATTAAGAATGAAGCTCTTTATCCTAAATACCTTCCAATGCTAATGCCACCTAGAGAATGGGAAAATCCTTTTGTTGGTGGATATTATGGGAAGAAGCATAACTACAAACAACAATCAGCTAAAGAAATCAGTCAATCAATTAATAAGGAGAATAAATAATATGCACTATAATTTAGTTAAAGCGTCAAACAGAAGATACCTAGAAGAACTAAAGAACTTAACAAAAGAAATGCCTGTGGTTTACCAGTCGGTAAATATCATGCAACATACTGAGTGGGTTATTAATAAACCTATATATGAGGTTATTAAGCAATGTATGGATAATGATTTTCCATTAGGTAAATTACCTGTAAATCCAAAAACAATAGAACTTCCAATTAAACCTGTAGATATTTCTACTAACAAAGAAAGTCTAATTAAATGGAAGAAGGAAGCATCTAAAGTTTATTCTGGTAGAGCAAAACAAAACTCTAAGTTCATACAGGTTAGACAAATAATGGAAGAAGCTAAAATGCTTTTAGACAAGGGTGGTTTCTTTTATCCTTATCAATTAGATTTTAGGTCAAGGGTATATCCTAAACCTGCAATGTTAAGTCCACAGTCTGCAGATTATTCTAGAGCCTTATTAACTTTTAAGTTTGGTAAAAGAATAGGAGATAACTTTGACATACTTGCAGTAGCAGGTGCAGGTCTATTTGGAGAAGTAGATAAAGAAGAACTTCCTGTAAGAGTTAATTGGATAAAAGATAAAATGGAAAGGATTATAGAATGTGCAACATCTCCATTAGAATACACATGGTGGTGTGAAGCAGATAAACCTTTTTGTTTCTTAGCATTTTGTTATGAGATGAAAGCCTACAGCGACAGTGGTTTTGTTGATAGTTTTATAACTACATTACCAATACAAGCAGACTGTAGTAACTCTGGGTTACAGCACTATTCAGCAATGATGAGAGATGAAGTAGGTGGTAGTGCAACTAATCTAGTACCATCTAATAAACCAAGTGATGTTTATAATTTAGTAGCACAAGAAGTTACTAGGAAATTAGAAAACAAAACTGATGATATGGCTAAGAAATGGTTAGCTTATGGAATAGATAGAAAAATCTGTAAGAAACCTGTGATGTGTTTACCTTATTCATTAACAAGGTATTCATGTAGACAATACTTAGAAGACCATGTCAGTAAAGAGTTTGTAGAAAGAGGTACTCAACATAGCTTTGGAGAAGACTTGTTTAAATCTACTGCATACTTAACACCTATTGTATGGGAAAGTATTAATGATGTAGTTGTTAAAGCTAGAGATATTATGGATTTCTTAAAATCTATAGCAAGACTAGTTGCATCAGAAAACTTACCTGTATGTTGGTCTACTCCTTTAAACTTTCCAGTACAGATGATGTGTTACAAAAAGGAAAGTAAAAGAGTTAAAACTAAAATGGGAGATAGCATTGTTAAGTTATCAGTTGCATCAGAAACTAATGTTATTGATAAAAGAAAAACTGCACAAAGTGTATGTCCTAATTTTATTCATTCGTTAGATGCTAGTGTTTTACAATTAGCTGTAGTGAAAGCTAAAGAAGCAGGTGTTGATAACTTTAGTATGATACATGACAGTTTCGGTTGCACTGCACCTGACAATAGGATTATGGCTAATGCTATAAGAGATGCTTTCTGTGAAATATATAAACAAGATGTTTTATTGAATTTTGCAAATGAAATGAAAGCTATGTTATCAGAAAAAAATCTAAAGAAATTTCCAACAATACCTACAAAGGGTAACTTGGATTTAGACCTAGTAAGAAAATCTGTATTTTTCTGTATATGATTTGTTTTATCCTAATATATGCACTACTGCATATAAAGTTCCACTTATAGCTAACTGAACTCCCATATTCCTTTCTAGTTGTTCAGTTGGCTACTCAACTAAAAAGGAGAAATCTATGAGTGATATAACAACAAAGGTAAGTGTTGCTTCTGAAGCCATTTACCCACACCTTGTAAAACCAGATGTTCGTTTTAATGAACTTGGAGAATACAAGGTAACTTTAAAGGTTAGCAAATCAGACGCTACAGAAATGCTTAAAGGTGTAAACCAAGCAATAGTAGACAGTCTTGCTAAAGCTGAAAAAGATAACAAAGGCAAAAAGGTCAAAGAAGCACCTAAGCCTTATACTGAAGAAGGCGATTTTGTTTTCTTCAAATTAAAAATGAAAGCGTCAGGTGTTAATAGAAAAACACAAGAGAAGTTTTCTCAAAGACCTACGCTATTTGATGCCAAGAAAAATCCATTACCTGCAAATGTAAGTATATGGGGTGGTTCAATAATGAAGTGTGCTTATCAAGAAGTACCTTACTACACACCAATGTTAGGTGCAGGAGTAAGTTTAAGATTGAAAGCAGTACAAGTTATTAAACTAGTAGAAGGCAAATCAGACAATAACATCTTCAAAGAAGAAGATGGTTTTGAAAGTAAATCAACAGGAAGCGAGAACTCAAATGCACCAGAAGTACAAGAGAGTTCGGATTTCTAAGACTGTTGAATTAAAAAGTGGTTTAGAAGAAGTAATTTATAACTACCTTAAATCAAACAAAGTACATTTTGTTTATGAAGGTATGAAGATTAAGTTTGAATTACCTACACAGAAAAAATCATATACCCCAGACTTCCCAATAAACGATAGGTTTATTGTGGAAGCGAAGGGTGCTTTTAATTCAGCAGATAGAAAAAAGCACAAACTCATTAAAGAACAACACCCAGAATTAGATATTAGATTTATCTTTTCAAACTCTAAAACAAAAATTGGAAAAAAATCTTTAACTACTTATGG